CCGGACCGGTAGCCGCGACGGTGCTTGCCGACAATTGCTTTTGGACGGTCACATTGCCGGTGCCGTCGCCGCTCAAACCTGCGATCGCTGGCGCCGCCGCGCTTGCCTGCACGCTGCCGTCAGGAAAAGTCACGCCGGCCGATCCAATCTGTGTTCCTCCAGCGCCGGCACTTCCCGGAAAGATCGGGTTCATCATCGGCGTCAGCACTTCCGATGCGGCCATATTTACCTGCGCGGTTCCGCTCGTCCACGCCGTTGCCCGCACGCGCAGATAGGTCGCGCCACTGGTCGCCGGCGACCAGGTCCCATTTGCCGTTTCCGTTGCCAGCGCCGTCCAGGCAACCGTGTCCAAATTCGAATAGTTCGCGTTAGGCGCACTGGTCGTAGCCGTCTCCAGAACGCCCGTCCACGTGCCTGAAACGGTCACTAAAACCCAGGGTGTTCCCTGCGGCAGTTGGTAATACACACAGTTCGCGGCCCCGCAGGGCACGCCCAGCGCCGTGATATTTCCAAAGGTCGTCGTGTTTTGACCGCAAAGAGAGCCCGCCATCGCGCACAGCAGCGCGACGGTTACAAACAACCGCTTGATCATGGTTTTTCCTTTGTTATTGGTTCAAATGCTTGATTTGCCGGTACATCTACCTACGGGGTGGTATCATTTTGGCGAGTAATCCACACACCCGGAGAGCCCTCAGTTGCGGCCGTGGGCTTCTCTGTGAGGTTGAAAATGATGAAAGTTGCGCTTGTCGCTGTTTGCATATTGAGTTGCTCTGCGTGCGCTCAGACCTCGGCACCGGTGACCTTGATCCCGCCTCCGCAGCAGCAGCCGTCTGCGGTCGCGCCGGCTCAATCAGAGCCACCCAATTACGCGAATTTCTCGATCATGCTGGTTAATCCGGCCGGAGGCGCTGTCGTGCTCATGCACAACCCCAAAAATGGGCTGGAATACGTCGACGTCGCCAAAACCAAGGAGGCTTTCGCTGCCGGATATGTGCCATTCCGAACTGCTGAGATCAGCGAGCTGATTACCGGCCTCAACGAGGAGATCTTTCGCCTCAGGTATTTAAATGAAAGGTTGAGACTGTCTCAGCCTGCACAGGCGGCTGTTCCGTCGCTTTCCGCAATGCGCTCTCAGGCCGAATTTGAGACCCAGCAACGTGCGCAGGCAGAGGAGCAGCGGCGAGCACAAGCGACAGCCGAGAAAGCCGCGCGCAGGCAACAATTGCTCCAGGCGTGGATGACGCTGCAAACTGCTAGGCCAGCATTCCAACCGATGCCCCTGCCGGCACCTATGCAGATCGCTCCCTACCGCGCCAATCCGAACATAAACTGCACAACGCAACATATCGGAGACACCTCGTACACGAACTGCAACTAAGGTGGACCATGCACGACTACTGGTTTCAATCCATCGTTATCGGCCTGCTCACGGTCATCGCTGCGCGTCCCATTCTCGAAGACCGGGAGAAGCGGTGGGCCGAAAAGATACGGCAGCAGCGCGAGGATGAAAAAGCAGCGCGCGACCTCGATGGCGAACTGCTCCGTGACCGCGCGCTTCAGGACAAGCTGAACTCCGCCGCTAAGGGTTGACCCGGGTGGCATCGAACGCCGCCTTTGAGCGCAGATACTCATCTGAATAGTAGTTAGGCTGTCCGAGCGGCCCGGTCCTGCTGCCCATCGCCGCTCCCGCGGCCGCCGCCGGACCTGTCGGGTTCACCGCCGGTGTGTGCGCACCCGCTGCCACGCCCTGATCCCGCATCAGCCAATCAACAAAAATAGGGCTGTTCATAAACTTGCCCAGGGCATACTGCGTGGCATGGTAGGCCGCAGTGGCGCCTAAGGCTAACGGGTGGCCCGTCACCGCCGCTGGTATTGCCGCGCCAGCCTCGCCCATCTCCCCATATTTCAGCCCCATCTTTGCCGATCCGCTTGGGTTCAGGTCCTCGTGGAGCACCGTCCCAGCATTCCCGATGTCCTCAAACTGCTGGACCTGCTCCGGCGTAAACAGCGCGTTTCGGTACGCTTCGGGCAGCTTGTTCCACCGCCCTTGAAATGTCTTGAAGTTGTATCCGCCCTCTTTCGTCGTGGCGAGCAGATTTTCCGCCACGCCGCGCTGGATCGGTCCAATCCCATCCGGCCCCAGCGCTGCCTGAAGCGCCTTCGCCATTTCGGGAGTCTGCCGGATACCCTTGACCAGCGTGGAGGCGTCGGGCGTGCGCACGGCGTTATAAAACGGATGCTGCGGGTTATCGTAGGTGGCCTTCATGTACTTCCAGGCGTCGTTTGCATTGCGGAAGGTCTCGACCTGGTCCGGCGTCAAAGCACTTTCTCCGGAAGTGATCGCGTTGTCTGCTGCGCCAGCAAGCTGAGAAATCCATCCGTTCGCCTGGTTCTTCACCAAATCGGGGTTCGTGTTGTTGAAGTCAAGCAAATCGGACCGGAGCCGATGAAGTTCGCTATAGGTTGGCACGCGAGGGGGCACAGCCTCCGGGGCAGCGGATGCTGGTCCAAAGCCGGAAACCACTGCGGGAGCCGCTTTACCAGTCCCTTTCGCGTCCGCCAGGTCGCGCACGATCGCCATCGCCTTCGTCGGCTCGAGCTCGGGATGCAGTTTGTAATACGGAGCGTTCTCATCGAGAATCGCCTGCGCCTGCTGCCGCAAACCAGCCGCTCCCGGCAGTGGCTGGTTTCCCACCTGGCTATCGAGATCCTTGAAAGCCTCAGTTGCGGCCGCCTTCAAGTCAGCATGGCTCGCCAGCAGCCCCTGCTGCACCGCCGCGCCGCCTTCTTCCGAACCTACCGGAGACATAGTGTCCAGGAGGCGATCCGTGAAGCGGTTAAGCGCCGCGAGGTTCGAGGCATGCGCCCTCGTGTAGTTCGCCTGAGACGTGAGGCTATTCTCATTGAGCCACTTGGCCGCGTTCAAAGGTGTCGAGTTTGTTGCCTCTGCCGCATCCGGTTGCACGCCCACACTCTTCATCGACGCGTATCGCGCCGCTGGCGTCAGATCTGTGGTTCCCGGGATCGGCGCATTCACGTCCCCGGTCAGCACCGACTTCGGGTGCCACCGGTTATTCACAAAATCCCACGCTGAGGGAAGCGTGCCATTGCGGACCGCCTCGGGGATCAGCCGGTTCACGCCGCCCACCGTGTTGACTGGACCCTCTGCGCCAGCCACGGGCGCTTCTCCAGCAGGCCCCAGTGCGGCCGAGGGCTTGATCCCCGACACCGCCGCGCCCATCACCCGGCCGCCCTCGATGTTCCCAAGCAACTGGCCGCCCAGGTTCTCAGCTGCGAGCGCGTTGCCGCCCTGCTGCTTATCCTGCATATATTGCTGAACAGCCGGATCCACCAAGTCTGTCCCGATAGCCGCAGCAGGGCCATTAATCACCGCATCCGATGCGACCTTCGCCGCCCCTTTCAGCGTGTCGATCGGGTGCAGAAAAGGCTGCGCCATCGCCTTGACGGCTTGGCCGCCCACCTGCAGCGCGCCGCCCAGCAGCCCTTGGTCGCGACCGCCCGAGCCCACCGGGTTGGTGAGCGCATCCCAATAGCTCGCCTTGGCGGCGTCAGGCACGTCCATCGGTACCATCGTGAAGCCCTTGGCGGCAGCGGCCTGCACATTCTCCGCTGGAATGTATCCGTTCAGCCCGTCCGGCGAGCGCATCGTCACCGCAACCTTGAACCCGGCCGCTTTTGCCGCGTCCACATTTTTAAACGGGATGTCCCCGGACCTTCCGTCAGGAGAAAGCATCGGCACAGTATCAGAAGCAGGCCCAACATCTGAAACTTCACCGCCATTCGGAGGAGTAGATACCCCCTCAAGCGCCGGATCGATAGAGGGGCGAGCGCTCGCCGAGGTCCCTGTATGTACCCATGAAGAGGTTGCCATTAGTGAGCCTTTCCCCCAAACTGTGCGAACGGGTCATTACTGTTCTGTTGTTGCCCGGGCTGCTGCCCACCGCTCTGCCCATACATCCTCTGCAGCACCCGATTGCTTCCGATGCGTGAGTTCATCTGAGAGGAAACGGCTCCCCGAATGCCCTCGATGCTCCCGGCGCGCTGCTCCGGGCTCTGTTTTGCGGCGGCCAGAACCTGCGCCTGCAGGCGCGATGCGTCGCTTCCTTGTCCACCGCCCATTACCTTGGAATAATCATCGGCAACGCCGAGAGTAAGCGCGGCGTACTTCGCAATTGGACCGCTGCCTGTCTGCGCTTTTTGCCAGTCCGCCACGCTGTTCAGCACCTGCAGTTGGTGAGCGGGGATGCCTTGCGCAGCTTGCGCCAGTTGATCCAGCGTTCCGCCCTTATCGGTGAGCGACTTGGCCGAGCCGAAGAACTGGACGTTTGCCGGCGACTTGGCCACGCTGAACTGCGCGTCTGCCGACTGAGCGTTGTATTGCCCACCACTCAACCTATGGGCGGCCGTCAAGGATTTCTCAATAAAATCAGGCGTGGCGCCGCGAGATTTCAGCTCGGATAGAGTCGCGTCACCGTTCACCAACAGCTGAGCCGCCGCATTTGGATCACCCTGCGAGAGCGCCTGCCTTTGGGCTGCCAGGGCCATTTCTCCCGGCATTCGCGCGGACTCCTCTGCCCCAGCCTTGCGCGCCGCCTGCTTTACCTCTCCTGCGTTAATCTGCGCAGCCCCCGGAGCTGTCCCCATGGCCACGGCCGCCGGCGACGGCGCATAGAAGGGGCTTTGCGGATCCATCGATCCCGCCTCTTTTTGATTAGCGAGCTGCTTTTGCTGGTTCTCGAGTTCTTTTGAGAACGCACCCAGACTCAGGTTTTGAATATTCAGTTGTTGACGCGCCTGCTTCGGGTCGGTGTAAGCGAGCTGCGCAAGCTGTTGCGCCTGCTGCAGGTGTTGCGGATCGAAGAGGCCCTTCCCATATAGCTCCTGCGCAGCTCTGAGAATGCCGACCTGCAGCTGATCGTCCGGCAGACTCATCACTCCGGTCATGGCATCGGAGATCATGCCATTCTTGGTTCTCATGGCGTCAGCGTTGGCTGTTCCCGCCTGAGCATCATCCTTCGCTATCGTGGAGGCCTTTGCTTTCATGTCCAGAATATGAGCCTGAAGGCCCTGGACAGCCGTGAAAGATGCGCCGTTCTTGATCGCCAGCGGAACCAGGTCATCATAGCTTGGCATGGGGTTCGCGGACGTCCCCTGCCGTACGCCAGCGGCCGCCGGACCATTGACGGTTGCAGCCGAGCCGCCCAGCGCCTCGCCGGTTTGCGGATCGGGAATAGATCCGGTCTTTGCAGCGACGGACGGCGCTGCGCTTGGAGCCTTGCCCCATTGCTGCATCACCGCGCTCATAGCCTTCTGGTCATTGGCGGCGCGCTGCTTCGCCTCTATATCCATCTGGCCGCTCTGCACTGTCTGTTGAGCCTGCTGCTGCTGCAGCGGAGCCATCGCCTGCTGCTGCTGCATCTGCTGCGCGCGCGCCTGCTGCTCCTGCTGCGCATTCTTGATGCCCATCAACTGCCCGTACATCTCCAGCGCGCTTGTCGGTTGCGCGATAGGTGCGGTATGAAGTGCGGGAAGCGGAATCGTCGCCATTTTGTCTCTTTCCTTAGCCTTAGAACAAACCTGCTGTGTTGTTGTTATTGCTAATCATCGAGTTCAGCTGATTCGTATTCGAGGTGTTCCATGGGTTGCTGGAACCGGCGTTCATAAGCTGACTCAGCATCATCATCTGCGAGAGGCTGTTGGTCGCCCCCGTAATGCCGCTTCCCAGCGCGTCTGCACTGCCAACGTACCCGGAGGCCGTCGCGGCCCCAGCATTCTGGTAGTCCTGTCCCACCTGCGCCCCCGTGTTGTTCAGCGTGCTCGCCACCTGCCCCGCCGACTGCACACCTTGGGATCCGAGTGTCTGCGCGCTAGTCTGGCCCATATTGGCCATCGCCGCCAGCCGGTTGAACTGATTGGTTTGGTTATTGCTCCAAGTGTTGTAGTTCGTGCCGTAAGTTTGCAGCGCGCGGTTATACACGTTGTTGTAGTTAGTGCTGGCCACACCCTGTCCATACTGCTGTTCAGCGTTCAGAGTGCCGCCGGTCAGCAGCGACCCATTCGCCGAGGCTCCAGCCTGCACCGCGGCCTCGCCCTGGTTCAGCGCAAACTGCTCGCCTGGCGAGGCCGCGGCCTCAGCAGCCGTCGGCGCCGTGAATGCACCGCCCGGGTAGGCTTCCATCAGCGAGCCCATTGCGCCCAGATTGGTGTTGGCTGTGCCAGTCAGCGGCGTCACGCCAGGCGTCGTCACTGAGCCGGTGACGCCAGGGATACTCATCGTCTGCCCCGGTGTCGAGGTGCCACCCCCGATGGTGCCGCTCGGCGTAACGCCCAGCAGGTACCCGAGGGACGCCAGGCTATTCGCGCCCGTCTGTAGGAAAGGCTCCTCGTTCGCCTGATTCTGCTCCTGCGTCTGCACTTCGTTGGCTAGCGACTCCTGCCCCAGATCGCCCTGCAGCGTAGCAGCGCGATCGGCCGCATTCGCCTGCGTCTCCGCGGCCTTCTTTGCCGCGCTGGACTCCATGATGCCAGTTCCCACCGCTCCGGCAGCACTGACCCCGGCCCCGATCATGAGCGCCGCCCCCGTTCCTATTCCCGACATGCTTCCACCCCCGTGATCCAGGTCAAATCGTTGTCATGCCGCCGCCTCGATAGCAGATTCGCCCATTGATCGGTGAACTGCTTTTCGGCGTCCTCCACTGTCTTGGCATCCGAGGGGAAAAACATCGTGATCTCGGTATCGCCGAGCGTCACGTAGGCCTGGATGCGATGAGCGCTCGCCGCAAGCACGTTGTAACCAGTCAGCTCATACCAGCGGTCCCCGGCGCAGACGCAGCAATTACCGTGGATGGTAAGCACTGTCGGGATCTTGATCATTACGCTCGTGAATGCCATACCTCCCGGAACCCGGCAGGTCCGCGCATACATGCCGCCATGCAGAACGTGCTCCATGCGCACCCTGAAACTGTCTTCGTGCGGCTTGATCTTCGCCGCCGCATCCCTGATCCTAGCTTCCATCTCCGGCGGTGTGGGCGGCAGCGCTTGGCCTGGGATGGAAAGCGCGTTCATAAGCTCCTCAGAAAGACGCTGTTCGTGCGCCTATATCGCCCAACGTTCATCGCAAGCATCTTCGCGAACCGGCTGCCCACAGGCGCAGTGTATTGAAACGCCTTGCAGGCATTGTCTTTCGCGTACTGTTCGACGAAGTCAAGCATCCCCGCGCCGATCCCTCTCTTGCGATACTCCCCAGCGAGAAAGATGCTCTCGGTGCTCGCTATCTTTGTGCCGTAGTGCGGCACTACCCAACTCAGCACATTTGCAAAGCCGATGAGCGTTCTACTGTCGTAGACGCCGAAGGCCTGCAGCCCGCCAGAGCGTTCCATCGCCTCATAGAGGTGAGACTGCGGGCAGGTCGGGCCCAGCTCCGGCAGGGAACACTCGGCCGTGTATTCGTCCAGCAGCGCGGCCGCGTTCGGCGCCTCAAGAATGTCGCGATAAGAGATCGCCCGAATCAGAGGCATCAGTAGCCCCACGCGTGCCAGGAGCACGACGAGCTGGTTTGCACCGTGTTCGCAGACGAATAGAATCCGGTAGGGGCCGTCAAGCTCTCCGTCATGATGCCGCAGGCGTAGATGTTGTTGCCGGAGCCGCCTGGGTTTGCCGCGCAAGCAGCGCCTGAACCTCCACCGCCGGAATCGCACCCATTGGGGCTGAATACTACGGTGATGCTCGCAAGATTGGTGAAAGCATGCGGGAAGGTCATCGAGAAACTGCCGCCAGTCTGGCCGCCGAAAGTGGGCGTCGTCCCCCACTCTTCGTAGCTTCCATCTGGGTTCTGTCGATAGCAGTTACCGCCGCTGCAAACAACGCCGGTCGAGCCACTTCCAGTGGTCCCCACCGTCATCCAGTTTGTACCGTCATAGAAGGCGTCCAGCGCGGTCGTTGACCCGATTCCGTTCGACATGATGGGAGCGTTGATGAGGTTTGCAGGCCACGAAACGGTGTAGATGCTGCCGGTCAGCGGGATTCCGGGGGTTCCCGTGCTCGGGACTCCAATTTGAATGTACGATGCGCTGGAGGTGGTGAAGTAGTAATTCTCCGCTCCCGTCCCCGTTCCCAGATAGAACTTGTAGCTGGTTACACCCGTAGCCACTGGGCAATTCCAGGTAATCGTGTTCGTCGCGCCAGATCCCGTAGTCTCGGTAGCCTCCGCGCTGGGCAAAGACTCCACCGTTCCCTGCAGGTAGGAGCACTTGGCGTAATAGGCTGTCGTTGCAGGGACCGCGCCGCCCGTGGTGAGGGTCGAGAAGGTAGGCGCGGAGGCCGGCGCGGCCGTGGTCGACGACCCCTGCCTGAGCGCAATCGAGATGAGCTGTCCGGGAGTCCCCCCGCTGATCGAGCTGGAGGTCACGTTGCCTGAGAGCGTCATCTCGAACGCGCTATAGTTAGCCGCGGAGTAAATGGGAGTCGCCGTGAACGGGATCACATCTAGGTTTCCGGTAAGCGGTGTCGTACTCGATACGGTAGAACTGGAGACAGTCACCCAGTTCGATCCGTTGTATACCGCCGAAATCCCTGTGCATGTGTTTGCGCTGGTTGAAACCCCTGGCACCTGCAGCAGGTTGGTGGGCCAGACGAACGTGTAAGTTCCAGTGGCATTCTGGCAAACATCGATCGTGACAACTTGTCCGGTCACGCCGCCAGTGAGGGTGCTTGAAGTGACGGCCCCGGTCAAAGTGATAGCGAAGTTCGAGTAGCTTGCCGCGGGGAAGATCGGCGTCGCGCTGTAGGGCACCGTATCGAAGTTTCCAAAAAGAATCTGCGGCGTCGTCGAAACCGTGTTCCAGTACGCGCCGTCGTAGAACGCAGTGACGATGGTGCAGGAACTGAGAATCGGATTAATCGTAGGCGGACTGAGATAGTTGGACGGCCACGCAAAGGTGAACCCGGTCGTAATGCCCCCCACCGTCTGCCCGGTCCCGTTCTGACACAGGTTAAAGGTGATGAGCTGGCCAGCCGTACCTCCGGTGATGCTCGAAGAGGTGACGTTGTTCGTCAGCGTCATCGTGAAGTATCCATACGAACCCGCCGCAAACACCGGCGTCGAGCTGAACGTCATGGAATTCAGGGCGCTGGCCACGCTTGTGAACGATCCGGAAGCCGGCGTGGTCTGGCCGATGGGCGTGGAGTCGATCGTGCTGTTCGTAATCGCCGCGTTGCTGATCGTTCCGCCACTTACCGCCGCGCCCGTGATGGTGCCCCCGCTCCACGTGCCCCCAGTCACCGTCGTGTTGTTGAAGATGTTCCCGGGCACCTGGTCAACGGTCCATTGCAGTGCTCCGCTCGCGCAGTTGGTGCCGCCCGTGCTCCAGATCACGAACTTGTAAGTAGACGGCCCCAACCAGATATTGGCCGAGCCCGTCGCATCCAACGGCACCGGATTTGGATTCTGTGTCCCGCCGGTCGAATCGGTATAGGTGGCCAGTGGCGTAGACGTACCACCCGTGTAGGTGAACACACATCCGCCAGCGAGCGACACGCCGTTGGAATCGGTGAAAGTCACATGCGGGCTCTTGAAAGGCGACACAGCTACCTGCGCCCAGGCGCTTGCCGAGCTCGCCGCAGCCATCACGGCGCTCATCACCCAAAAACTAACTCTGCGCATATTCATAGGACGCTATCAGCTCCTCAAACTCTTGTTCGGTTGTGATGTTGCCGCCGTCGATGCTGTAGTTCCACGCGTTGCCCTTGCCAGGCGTCAGCGGAACCGTACCGCTCTTCGTGACGCCCAGCAGCGACGCATTCCCGCTTGGCGTGTTGGCTAGCGTCCACGCCTTGGCAGCGCCGCTCGCACTTTCGCCCGATACCGATACCGGGATCGAGTTGATCGCCTTGTGCCACTGCGCCAGCGCCTGCTGTCCGCCGGTTGTCAGCACGCCCGTCTTAGGGTCCGTGTATCCCATTGCCGCATAAACTGGTTTTGCTGCAATTGCCATCCAGCGCTCCTAACCCCTAATCCCTGATCCCTGACCCCTGTTTTTCTACGTCATCTTTCCGTACATCTTGCTCAGTCGCTCGGTTGGAACGTCGAAGCCCGGCGTCGCTCGCAGATCGGCCTCGATGATCTGCCAGGGAATCGGGTCTGTTACTGCGAGTTCGAAGACGCGATCGCGGGCCCGGCCCATCCGCTGCCACCGCGCCCGGGCGTCATAATCTCCGGCCTGTCCCACATCCACCCAGTGTTCATTGCCCCAGGTGCGGCCGCCGTCGTTCGACCAGCGCAGCATCGCCTGCGGTCCGCGTCGGTTTCCTTCCCCATCCAAAAGCGGCGGCATCGGCCCATCGCCGACGTTCATCACCACTTCCAATTCGTGAAAGTAGATCCACTGCCGCTCAGTCGAGACATGCGGAGCGCGCCGAAAGCGCCGGAGCGGCTGCCCGTCGTCATCCAGGTTGGCGATGTCCATCGCGTAGATATTGCCGCTGTTCCAGTCGCCCACCAGGTGCGTGTTAAACGCGAAACAGTGGCAGGTGGACAGATGCGCACTGTAGCCGGTGAGGCCTTTCTGCGACCAGTAGCCGCGCTCGTGCCACATCTGCGTGGCCGTGTCGTAAACCCAGGTCGCTCCATAGCCGTTGTTCGCACTCGGAAAGCGCACCACCCAGAAGGTGTGCCCCTGGTCCCTGTAGCTGTAGGCCACCGCGTCGCTGCACTTTTTGGGGTAGGCCGCCCACGCCGTCTCTTCCGCATGGGTCGAGATGCGCAGCGGCGTGTATCCGTTCGCCCGCCAAGCCATCCCGGCGCCATTCGCACTGCCGCCGAGCCAGAAGGGTGCATTATCGAGCACCACCAGCGAATCGGGTGCGTCGATGCCCTCTTCCATGTAACCCACGCCCCCGGCGCCGATCACATCGAACGGTGTGTAGGCATTCGCGCCGCTGTTGTAGTACACCTGCGCATGCCCGTCCTGGCCGAAGATCCACAACTGCCTGTAGGCCGTCGCCATCCCGCCAATACTCTCCGGGAAAACCGATACCTGCTGAACCGAAAGCGGGTTCCAGCTCGATCCGTCCTCCAGCGCGGAAACCTGAAATTTGTTGCTGTTGGCCAGGGTCGCCACAAAGTAGCCATCGCAAAACACCACCTTCGAAGCAAAGCCCTGCAGGCCGCCTATGGTGCCGCTCAGCGCGTTCGGCGCGAGCTGGATGCTGCCGGTTGGTTTCGTAGCACTCAGGTTGTAAATGTAGAGCTTCCCTGCAGAGCAGATGCAGAGCTGGTTTCCCGCGCTACCATTTACCGCCATCGATACCCGCTTGAAGTCATTTCCCACCGGTCCGATAAGTGTTGCCACACCAGCCGCCGTCACCTCGTAGAGGTTCCCGGCGCCCACAAAATATGCCAGCGGAGCCGCCTGTCCGGCAGCGTCGGTACCGATGAAGTCCAGGCAGCCGCGCACCGGGCTCGCAATCGCCGCGAAGCGCTTCAACCCCGGCGTGCGATTGAGAGTCATCTGCGACTGGCCTTGCCCGCTCTCGACCATCTCGGGATAAAAGTTCATGCAGCGCTGGGAATCTGCGATCCCCGACTGCAACGAATACGTCGGCCCCACAAATCCAAAGCGCGCCATTTAGTTCCGCATCCCCGTCAAGAAGTTGAAGTCAGGCCGCCCCGTGCCCGCAGTCCCAGGCATTCCGCTCGCCGTGTCGATCCGCGGAGCCGGATCGTTGTTCTCGAAAATGACCTTGATGGCCGCCGATTGCCGCGCCGCCAGCACAGCCGAAGGCTGCTTCTCGAAGCTCGGGCACAGCGCCAATGCCAGCGTGGTCACCAGTGCTTCCCAGTACCCTTGCACCAGGCCAAGCGCTGTCCGCAGCGTAAGCGCCTGCGCCAGCGAACTCCACTGCTCCAGCCGTACCACTCCGTTGGCGTTGCAGATCGGGAAGAAATTCAGATTGCCGTTCGGCTGCGCCGGCTCGTAATAGCAGTCGGTGATAATGCTCGACGTCTGCGACTTCAGCGGATTCGCCGCCCACCAATCCTTGTCCCGCATCTGAATCGGCAGATCCACAGCATTGTTCCCGCCGGGATTCAGCACAAAGCTGGCCGACGCGATGCGCACCGGCCGGTAATTGGCCGCGGGCCCAGTCTTAAAGTCGCCCGTCGGCCCGATGGTGTGCGGCTGATGGTTCGCTGTGAGGTTATACGTCGTGAAGCCTACCGAGAAGATCATCGACCGCTTGGCGTTCCACTGGTCGATGATCCTCTGCAGCACTTCCAGCGCCCACTGGGCCTCGGCCGCCGCCACCGGCTCACCCGGCGCGAACGCGCCAATCTCGTAGGCCGCCGACTGAATCAGGTCGGCGGCCAGCGCGGTCACGCTCGATCCGCTGAAGGTGACTGCCATCTACTTGCCTTCGCCTTCAGCGGACACAAACTCCGCGAGTTCTTTGAAGAAACTCCGACGGTCCTTCGCTGCCATCGCCTTCACAGCGACGAGGGCATCCTCCGGCTTGGCGCATGGGTAGCCACGCGAGAGCAGGAATTTCTGAGCATCCACAAGATCGAAGTCGAGATCAGAGGTCTGTTTTTCGCCGATCCTCTTGGCTACCTCCTCGGTGACCTTGATGTAGAGATGCTCGGTCAGATCGGGCGGAGCCTGCGGAATGTACGGCTCCGCGACCCATCCCTCGCCCAGCTTCTTCTTGAACTCCTGCTCATGCTGGCAAACATGCACCAGGTGCTCTGTTGCCACCAACTCGCGCTCCACAACCTCGTGATTGGTGTTACGGTGCAGCACTTCGCGGTAGGGCTCCACCGGGTGCCTGTAGACGCACCGCGGATACTCCTGATGCGCAATTTGCTTCACCGGCAGGCCTTGCGCAGTACCCTGCGGCTTGCTCAGGTCCAGCGTTTCCTGGCTGGCAAATCTCTCTTCGTCAATCGTTGTCGGCATATCTCTTGTCTCCCGTGCAGGCAAAGGGCGGCCCGAAAGCCGCCCCGTTGGTTAAACAGTCAATTGGGTTGAAGGGCGTTCAGCCTGGCTAGGGGATATTGAGGCGTGGCGCCATCAGGAAGTAGGTTCCCGACGTTGGCGTACAGGCCGCTGCGGTGAGCGTCGTAAAGTAAAGCGACACCGTGTTGGCCGCGGTCACCCGTGCTGCCACCAAAGGGCAGAGCGAACTGGGAGCAGGCTGGCCGATAACGGCCACCGGTTCGCCCACTGCAAGTCCGGCCACCGTGAACGTCTGCGCGACGGTCTGGATCGCGGCCGCGGTTGCCACTGGAGTGATCGTGCCGGTCGAAAAGACCGGCTGCCAGTTGCCTGTCCCCGTATCGCAGAACCAAAACTGGCCTGTCTGCACATTGATGTACGGGTTCACAGTGTTAGCCGCCGTGCACGACCCCGTGGGCTGCACAGTGTAAAGCTGGCTCGGCGTTGCCACCCAGACCACTGAGCCGGAAGCGTGCGTCGCTCCGGAGGTAGAGCTCACCCCACGCACCACGTTGATGGTCTTGCCGTTGACCGCGGTCACCAGCATCGCTTCCTGGTCCACGAACAGCTCGGTATAAGTCGGTCCCGCGGTGACGTTCCCCGAGACCGGTGCAGGCGCGCTGATACCCGTTGCGGAGGCCAGCACAATACTGCTCGCCGAGGCCGAGGTGACGGCGCTCGAGAGCGTGGTTGAGGTCAGACTGGTCTGAGCGCAAAGTGGCAGCGCCAGGGCCAGTGCGGACAGTGAGAGAAGTGCTTTCAGCGTTTTCCGCATGCTCTTGTACTCCCCAATTCCCGCGATCGCTGCGGCGTGGGATAAGTAGTTCCACACGCCGCGGCAGTTCGGGTCGGTTATGGCATGACACAGGGACTCTGGGTCTGCTCTAGGCTCCCACCACCGCAACCGCACCGGCGTCGGGATACAGGTTTCCGAATCCGTAGCAGATGTCGAAGCGGTTGGTCATCTTTCGGTTGTACTGATCCCAGGCGCGAACAAACGCAATCGAAGCACCCGTCTCCGGATCCTCCGCATGCTCTGCCCGCTCCACCGCCTCCGGATTCTCGAACTTGCCGAACGCCTTCGCGAAGGCATACTTCGAAAGTCCCAGGCTGACCGTACCGGTCAGGCCCGACGGTGTCGTGGTTCCAGGGAAGAAGGTGAAGGCGGCCGCATTCGCGGGCAGTGCATCCACGTTCTGGTATTGCGAGCCTGGCCCAAAGATCGCCGGCGAAATCGGGATCGTGTCGTTCCCGCCCGTCAGCACCCAGGGAGCGCCGCCGGCATACACAAACTGCTTCAGTCCCAGCGCGCTCTTGACGCGGGTCCGCGGGTTAACCGCATTCACTGCGGCAATCGCGAACTTATCTCCCGGGTTGATCGTCTGGCCATTTGTGCCGGTTACCACCAGCGCGGCGCCCGACTGGCCCGCACCCACCACGGTCACGCCGCCCGTTGGCGCTGTGCCGCAGGTATGCGAAACCAGCGAGTTTGAGCGATACCATTCCCACCCGCCGGCCGTGCCGATCACGCCCTTGCGGAACATGCGGCTGATCTCCGGCGCCGGATTGAACTGCGTCACGTTGTTCTTCACGTAACTGCGGTTCAGGCTGCTGCTCAGGCAGAGATGTTTCACGCCTTCCTGCGGGCAGGAGAGCGAGAACAGCACCTGCTCGGCTGCCAACGCGAAATCAATGGTCGTCGCGTCCGTGCCCAGCGTGCCCACCACATTGTTGGTCCAGTTCGCCGCCCAGTTGGCCGCGTCCGAATCCACCTGTTGCGCCAGTTGCTGACCGGCAGGGTAGAGATACGATTCCTCGAGTTCCTTCTCGGTGCGTTCCATCTTCACCAGGCGCTCGTACGAATCCCATCCGAAGTGAATGCCGCGGATCTGGTCAAGGTTGACCGTGGTCACCAGGCGCGAAATGCCCTGCTCCTGGTAAGCCAGGCCGCTTGTGACCAGCCAGCTCTGCGGCATCTTGATCTGGACTGAAGATCCCACCGGAAAGCTCTTGCCGAATTCCGACTCCCAATCGCTGTTGAACATCGAGGCGATCTCGTAGGAATTCTTCAAGAACCACAGGATCTTCATCGAGACCCAATTGGTTGTTGCAAAATTGTTTGGCACTTCGCTTCTTTCCTAGCCTTATCTGCGCGAGGCTATTGCGCGCCGGGTCTGTTCCGCGTCAAAGCTGCGAAAGTCGCCCGTTTTTGCCGCCGCCATCAGAGCGTCTTCGCCAGGCGCTCCGCGCCCTCCCACCTCAGCGGGAGGTTTCGGCGCACGTGGTTTTGGGGTTGTAGTAGCCGCTTCCGCTTTGCCGTCCTGAGCCGCCGCGCCCTTCCCCTTGCCCAGCTCCTTCACGATCTCCTGCTCCATCAGCAGGGCCACGCGCAGGGCCTTCCCGGGGTTGTTGCGGCAGGCGTCTAGAAAATCAGCCTTGGTGGCCTCTGTGCCGCCGATCGTGTAAAGCAGGTCAGGCAGCACAGGCGACTCGTTGATCACCGCAAACACTTCGCGCGAAATGCCCGGCTTCATCAGCTCTTGATGTACAGGGTTCGCCTTCGAGTCGAAATCCTCGTAGCGCTCCCGTGCCTCCGTGAGCTGCTGCTTGACCTTCTCAAACATCTGAGCCGTCTGAGCCTCGCGCTGCTGCGTGGCCAACCGCTGTTCAGCCTTCCAGTCGGCCAGGTCCTCGACCCACTCCTCGTACGATGCGTACTTGGCCTTTCCGTCGGCTCCCTTGTCTGCCTGGGTGGGCTTGGGTCGCGTTGCTGACTCAGTTGCTGGCTTCTCTTCGGCAGCCTTTGCGGTCGACGAGTCCGCTTTCGTCTCTTTTGGCTTCCGAGCCTCTTCCAGCTCTCTCTCCAGTTGCTTGGCGCGCGCGGCCAGCTCCTTGATGCGAGCCTCTGCGCCCGGCTTGCGGTGCGTCTCCTGCGTAGGTTTCTTGCCCGCTTCCGCCTCGGGCTCGTCTTCGGATTCCGTCTCTTTCGACGCGTCAGCGGCTGCCGGTTCCGCCTTCTTCGGCTTGTTCTGATTGCCAGCTTCTGCTTTCTTGCTGACCACCGGGGTCCCCTCTTCGTCCCAGCCGTCAAACTGCGTGAACTTCGGTTCTGCTGCCGCTGCGGCCGACGACTCCGCGACTACCGTCTCAACTTCCATGGTGTTTTCCTTCCGCCCTTACGCCGGGCCAGCGAGATTACTACAAACCCAGTGCGCTCCTTTCGGAGCGGAAGGAATCGAACCTCCATCGCCGGGCCGGTCCTATGCGTTCAGGCGAATCGAGCGCCCCGGTAGACCGACGACCAAACTCTTTGCGCGGCTCCTCGGAGTCTGCCCATCTTGCTAGGCATTGGCCTCCTTGGCCGCGCAAACCCGTTAGAACTGGATCGATCCCGAGCGGACCAATCGCACAAACTCATCAAATTCCGGGTGCCTGCTCAGAAACTCATACGCGGCCGAATGCCTGCCGTGGGCCTCCGCGTGATGTCGCATATTCTTTTCGGCTTCCTCGGCCAGCGTGTGAGACCGTCTAGAGGTGACTGCCTCAGTTGCCATGCCCATGCCACAGATGGGCTTGTCGGCGGTTTCACGCGTTGCCTTTGCGGCCTCGGCATACTGTGCCTTGGCTGCCCGCTCCTGATTCTGAAAGAGCTGGGAATACACGGGGTTATCCATGACGCCTCCTAAGCGTTCGGTTGCACATCTGTGGTTGATTGCGCCGCCTGCGGCTGACTCGCCGACTGGCTGGCCTGCTGACTTGCCGCTTGCGCTTGCTGTTGTTGGGCAGCCTGAGTCTGTTGCACCTGCATGGCCTGTTCGTGAGCCTGTTCGTGGAACTGGCTCATCATGTCTTCCCATGCCGACATGCGCTCCTGCAGGTTCTGCGCCTTGGTTTCGATCTCGGCGATCAGGACCTTGGTTTCGTTGTCCTTGTCCGCCTGGGCCATCCGGCCCTGCATCTCCACCACCTTGCCCTGCTTCTCCAGCTTCAGTTGCTGGATCTCGCCCATGGCCATCTGCAGTTGCGACTGCGCTTGCATCACCATCGCCCGCGCCTGCGGCGGAATGTCCTGCTGGTTCGGAGGTGCTAACAGATCGGCGATCTCATCCCCATACGTGCCAACATTCTTGAGGCGAATCGCGATCGCGATAATCTGCTGCATCAGTTGCGGCGGCAGCCCCAGAGAGGGAAGCGTCGACAGCAGCGTGTCCACAAACTCGCTAACCTCGTCACGCTGCGACATATCGCTCGGCCCGTCCGAGATCGCCACTTCAAACTCCCCGCGATGCGCAAAGAACAGGTCCGCCTCCGGCAGATGCTGCGAATCTGCAGCAGCTTCTGACCCCTGATCCCCTGCCCCTAATCCCTGTTGCGCTTCGGGCGCAACCTGCGGGGCGATATGCAGCGTCGTGTCCTGCCCCTTCTGGTCCAGGCCCAGCACCTGCGAGGGAAGGGAATCGAGCTTCGCCAGCTCAGTAATCAACTCGTTCAACTGGATGCCCGTGTTCGTCAGCGCACGCACAAAGTTGTCCGTGAAGTGAAAGCTGCCAATCGACTCCTGGCTCTGGATCTTCGTCAGCGCAATTCCGGACTTCTCGTTCTGCCTCTGCGCTGAAGTCGGCAGCGGCATCACGCCCATCGAAGCCTGGATCGACCGCCGCCACCGTTCGAAGGCGATCTCATAGGCCTGCGCGTTAGGGATAAACTGCGGCCGCGTTGGCAGCGGCGGTGGACCCCATTGCGGCTCCCAGTCCGTGGGAATCAGGAACTCGACGTAAGCCTGAGGCACCTTATTCAGGTACTTATGCATCGTCGAATCAAACTGCCCCTTGTAGCCCTGCAGCGGAGCGCGCGGAGCCATGCCAAACTCTTCCGCCTCCTGCGACGCAATATAGGCCAGCATCTGCTGCGACCCACGCGCCCGCCGCACAAGCGACAGAAACACGCGCTTTGACGTGCCGCCGGCGCGCTTGTACTTCTCGAGGCCAAAGCACCCGATGATCGGGATCCACGATCCGATCCACTCGTTCGTCTCCAGGATCTCCAGGCCGTTCGTGATGCGCTGCGTAACGGTGTGGTGCTTCACACCATCTTCGCCGACTCTCTCTTCCCGCTTCCACCACTCCGCCACGGTGATGTTGTCGCTATCGAGCCACCCCGGAGCCTTTTCGATGTCCGCGCCGTCGAAGCTGCGTTTCTTCGCCTTCGGATAGCGCGCCGCAAAGGTCGATTGCCGCATCGAGTCGGTAACGAAATACATGTTCGCGTCGGAGAAGTCAGATTCCCGCGCATCCGGATCGGGCAGCACCGTCGCCCAGTTCGGAATACGGCGAATCCGCGGCTCCTGCTCGCCGTTCTTGCCCGTCACCACCAGGTGCACGCGCCAGTAGCCGAAGCCGCATTCCACGCAGCTCTCAAAAGCCGTCGCGTAGATCGACTGCGCCTTCGACGCATACTCGATCCCCTGGATGTACGCCTGCCGGTGCTCGGCGTCCTCGTCCTTCGCGTCCTCGCTGCGCGGTGAAACCTTGATCGCGCGCTTGGTCTGGCGTAGGTTGTTGTTGGTCTGGTTCACGTACTGCGAGACTTCGTCAGGCCACAGGCACGGACGCCCCGCGCGGTCATTGCGGAAGTCCTCAGGCGGAACGCACAGGACGCAATCCATGTCCTTCTCCGCCTCTTCGTAATTCTCCCGCCAGTAAGACTTCGCATACGCAAAGTCCTCCCGCAACTCCTTAAGCAGCGCCTCGTCCGCGCCCTTGTTCGCCTGGCCGTTCTCGCTGTCTTTAGACATGCGCAAGCCTCTTCGTGAACGAGCTGCCAAACACCTTCACCGGCATCGTTACCAGCCGGCAGTTTACGCAGTACTCCAGACCCTGCTTGGACCCACGTCCCCAGCCCGCTTTCCGCGCTTGCAACACCGCATCCGCCGTGGTCAGCCCCGTGAACAGCTCCGTGTTCCCACAGCCGCCACACTCGAGCTCGACGGTTCGCTCGACCAGGCCGTCATCCTTCAACGGTGCATGCAATCCCTTCGGCCGAATCATGCGCTCCGCCTTCGCCGCGATCTGCGCCTCGCACGCATCGAGCGACGGAACGTCGAAAGCCAGCCGCGGCCGCATCGCCTCATACATCTCCCGCCGCCGCGCGCCCTCGCACTCGTTCAGCATGTCGCAGAAAAAGCCGACGCGTTCCGCCGGCATCGGGTATCCGTTCACAATGTCGGCCATCACCTGCACCAGTGCCGGATCGTCCAGCCCCGGCAGCCCCATCACCGTCAGTTCGTTCTCAAGTTGCCGCTTCTCGTCTTGGATCACTTGATTGCCTTTTTGCGGATGTTCGCGTGAAAATGTTGGCCGATCGAATCCGCATTGCGGAACCGCTCAAACTCTGTCTTCGTGAATGGTCCGAAAGGATGCTTCCCACCAGAGTGAAACTCAACATGGATGGTGTTTGTGGATGGATCATGCCCTACGGCCTTGATAGCTGACGAGTCTACGGGAACCATGTCAATTGCCATATCGGCTCAACCTCTCTTGTAGCCGCTGCCCGTCTCGGCACTCACGCCGCGCGGGGAAGGGCTGCGCGCCGGCCGGTTCGCCATGGGCACGCGCAGCGGCGTCGCGGGCTTTGGCGCAGGCGTGCGCAGTAGCAGCGCATGAATCATCGGTGGTGTCCACGCCATCAGTTCGCCGCCCCAGCCGCGCTGTCCGCGTCATCCGCGTCGCCGTCTCCACCTTTGGGCTGCGGCAGCTTCAACTCGTTCGCCACATGCGCCAGCATCTCTTCATGCTCGCCCGCGCTAAAGGGCTTCTCCGCCTCGCGCCGGCGGCCATACTCCTCGCCCTTCTCCTGCATGATCGTATGCACCGTGTGGCCGCCGCCCTTCACGACGTTTCCCTTCACGTCGCGCTCCGGGTGGATCTCCACATGATGCAGTTGAAACTCCTTCTTCTTCTCCCGCGACTTCGCGTTTACGTCCATCACTTCGGATTGGTTCATCGCTTCACTCTCCCAACATTCGGTTGGCCTTCGCCCTGATCCGCGCCGCGGCCGACTCACTCAGACTGCCCTGCTTCACCTGCTGCGTCGCGCGCCCCTTCGCATCCGCCGCATGCGCCTTGTCCGGCATCGGATACTTGCGCGCGCCCGGCAAGCCAAACTTGCTCGCCGGCAGATTGTTCCGCGTCTCCGCTTTCAGCTTTGACATCACTTCCCCCCACACGCGACTGCAGCGTTAGCCGTCATAACGCACTCACGGAGTTTGCGCATCGCCGCAGTCTTGTCGGCGCTTTCAGGAACAAGAAGGTTGATGGTCCGCGCAAACGTCCGCGCTGCTTCGCGTATCTCCTGGTATCTATGCAGATCATCCAAAGAGGGCGAATGATAGCTAAACCAGTTGTCAAGTTGCTCGTTCGTCATGCTCAGCTCCATACCCCCACCCTCACAGGTGGCGTTTGCGCTTCAACGCGGGCCTTTTCCCGTACCGGCTCGCGAATCACCACCGCGAACATACGGAAGGCATCCGCCGGATGCGATGCCCAGTCATGCAGCGGTTCGCGCTTGAACGTTCCCAGCGCCTCATCGAATTCATAGCGATAGTGCTTCAGCGCCTGGACGCCCTCAGCGCACTTCTCCGCGTCAAACCAGCAGCGATTGAAGATCGTGCGTACCGCCGCCATTACGTCCACAATGCTCAGGCTCGGCGCAATGCGCACCTTGTAGCCACCCGCCTCCACCAACTGCTGCACGCTGCGCCCACCCGCTGCCAGCGTCTTCGCCCGCGCATCGTGAGGAAGATAAGCTGTGCCGTAGTTGTACGGGCGCTTGCCCATCTCGCCGAGGTAATGGCCCACATCCTTAAGCGAGTCGGAGACGAAGTCGATCAGCCGGAACTCAAACCCGATGCTCTGCGCAAACCAGATCGACGTGTTGTCGCCAAACCCCAGATCCCAGAACGTATCCACCGGCCGCGAAGCATCGTACGGCACGCGCGTGATGCGCCCCTCTTTCTCGGCAGCAATCAACTGTTCCTTGTAAACCGCGCCCGTCACCGCAGGCCTGCACACGCCCTCGTAGACGTGTTCAAACTCCTCCGGATCTCTCGCTTTCAAGTCGGCCATGTCCTGCCGTATTTCATCGGATAAATACGGGTTGTCCCGGTAACTCGTCTTCACCACCACCGCGCCTTGCGGCGGATGCGCTACGCAGCGCTGATAAGTCTCGTCCGACTCCAGCTCCGGGTTAAAGCTCGCCCATATCTCTGAGCCCGGCTTGCGAATCGTGGGGATGACGATATTCCACGACTTCTTCGAGACGTTCTGCGCTTCTTCCATCCAAAGGATGTCCACGCTCTCGAGCGACTTGATGTTATGCACGCTACGGTCACGCAGACCGTGGTACGTAAAGGTCGATCCATTCAAACCGCGAATGATCTTCTTCTGCGGATGGAAGAAATCGCCCATCCCCATCGCCAGAATCTGGTCTTGCAGCAATTGATGGACGCTGTCGTCGATCGACTTCATGGTCTCGCGCGCGCAGGCAATGCGCAGCGTCCGAGACCTGGCCATCGCCAGCAGCGCCCGCGCAAAGCTCCAACTCTTGATCCCTGCCCGTCCGCCCCAGAAAAACTTGAACCGCGCAGGCTCAAACAGAACCCCCGCCTTTTCCGGAATCTCGATGATCATGCCGGACGCACAAGCACGATCTTGATTTCCGAGTCAGCAGGCAACCCTCCAGGCCCAGGCGTCACCGTCGCGCTGAACGCACCGCCGTCTCCAAACAGACCCTGCCGCTTGCCCTGCATCTCGAGTGCCCGCAGCTTGTCGGCCATCTTCACCCGCTGCTTCACCACGCGCACCCGGCCAGGCCCATCCTCTACCTCGTCCTCCACCACCGCCACCGCGGCCCGTGTATCCGGATCGAGTCTGTGCACCGGAATTCGCTCGCCATACTCGTCATACAGCTTTCCCGGATCGAAGTTAGCCAACTTCGCCAGCTCGCGATCCCAGCGTTCAGCGGTGAAACCCAGCTTTTCAGCGCGTCGCGCCTGTCCATCGGAAATCGCCGCGGCCACCTTAGCATTCTTGAGCAATCGAGCGCCCGTTACATGAGCGCTCGATGCCTCAAATCCCGCTGCGCGAGCAGCTCGCGTCGCATTGAAATCGATCTGATACTCGGCAACAAAGATCGCCTGCTTTGGAGTTAGTTTTCCGCTCATGCGACCTCCTTAAACTCCAGTTGCCCCTGGACGCTTTCGACCGGCTGCTCCATGCAATGCCGCATCGCTCGCGCCTCAGTTCGCGATAGCTTCGTTCCGCCATCCCTGCGAGGGATCGATTCAAGCAACGCCCGCCGGATCGCTCCCTCAACCCACTCCACGTCTCTCTCCCACAACTCAGCGACACGCGCGATCGAGATCCCGCCCGCAAACTGCATCGCCGCTACTTCGGCCGCAGCTTCGTCCTCTTCCATCACCGTTGTCTAAAGAACAGCTGACTCGCGATCGTCCCCGCATACTCAACCGCGCTCGCATCCCAATCGTCCGGGAACTTGACCACCGCTCCATCCGGCAGCTTCAGTCGAGCTTTCCACGCCTGGCCAAGAGGCGCATAGTAGAGCGTGGCCCCGTGCGTGATATCTTCGAGCGCCCCCACCGCGGCCTGACCAGCGATCCCCAGCGCCGCCTGCCATTGCGGATCTTCATCGTTCGGCCAGAACGATAACTCTGGATCGCCCTTGGCGGTGATGCTCGAGAACTGAAGCGGCCGCACGCATTCCGTATAAGCATCCGTGTTGCGCCGCGCCGCGCGATTCGCGATCACGTTCGCCACGCTCTGCATTCCCGATATCCCGCCACCGCGGTTCTCACGCCACACCGTCAGCGCCAGCATGAACTGATCTTGAATCCGCATTACGTCTCCCCAACACGCCGGCGGCGCCTTTCGCTCGGGGCCCCAATGACAGGTCTTGGTCAGTGGGGATACTTTTGCTACTCAGCGCCGCCCGTTTGCCTGTACCTCGCCAGCTCACCACGGATCGCCGTGGACAATTTGCAAGCAGCCAACTTCTCAGGCTTCATATGGCCAGGTTCGGCCTTGGTTATCTCGCTATTTCTGCCCGAATACGAAACTCAACCCCGTGCTTATCAG